CGGGAGAAGAAAACTTTGACAATCTAAAGGGTAGACCAATAACAAAGTTGGCAATTAAGCGCAATGGTGAAACTGATGAAGAACACCGCGCTCGAGTTCTTGAATCACCTGCACAACAAATAGCCCTTGGGAAGTTAAAAGTATTGGGCAGATTCCCCGCAAACTTCATTCATGACGGTAGTGATGAGGTGAATGAACTACTTGGTGAACCTGCCAGATTCTTTTACTGCGCCAAGACTAGCAAGCGTGACCGCAACGAAGGCTTAGACGGATTCACGGAGAAACGACCCGACGAACGCACCGAAACAGGGATGGGCACATTTGTAGAAAAAGGTGTAGCCAAACAAGCCAACCATCACCCAACAGTGAAACCAACCGAACTCATGCGATACCTATGCCGACTTGTCACACCACCTAACGGAATAGTCCTAGACCCCTTTATGGGTTCAGGCTCAACGGGTAAGGGTGCAGTCATTGAGGGCTTTAACTTTATCGGGATTGAGTTAGATGCTAACTACCTTGAGATTGCAAGGGCTAGAATTAAGCACAGCCAAGACCAATTAGAAACTCAGTTGCATTATGGCCGGTAGAACCGTAGATGACACTACTTGGGGAAAGTACTTAGATTTAAGAGATCTCGGTTACTCTGAGGTGCGGGCAGCTAAAGAGGTTGGTGTTGCTCCTTCTACGGTAACACGGCAGAAAGCACTTAGGGATTCTAGGCTCTCTCGGTTGATGGCTAACCGGGGTATGGCTCATGATTTTGGTGCTAGCGCTGAAGGAAGAAGAGCATTAGAAGATTTCGGTTACTTTAGGCAACGTTACATGGCTAGATCTTTAAACCCTTGGGCGATAGATGCTGCGCAGAAGATAACCACTTTACTTGCCAGTCCCCAGAAAGAGTTCCTAGTAATTAACATTGCTCCTGGTGTTGGTAAGTCAACCATGTTCACCCACGACCTACCTGCTTGGCTGATTGCCAGAGACCGCAGTATCCGTATTATGGTTGCTTCGCGCACTGAACACCAAGCACGCCAATACTCCAACCGTCTGCGTAGGACTTTAGAACGAGGCTTACCAGTAAGAGCTGATCCTAAATTGGTAACGCTAGGCGTGGCTACTGACGCAGAATCTACTATGGCTAAAGACTTTGGAGTGTTCAAATCTGCCAATAATGACCTGTGGACTAAATCTGAATTTGTTGTCCAGCAGTCTTCTGGGGTGGCTGTAGAGGATAAAGAATCTACAGTAACTGCCTATGGCATGGATTCAGGCTTCCTTGGTGGTCGTTTTGATTTTATTATTTGGGATGACCTTGTAGATAAGAAAACGATGCGTGGGGATTTCAACAACCTAACTACTTGGTGGGAGAATGAAGCAGAGTCCCGTTTAGAACCAGGTGGGCTGTTAATCCTTCAAGGCCAGCGCCTAGCCTCAGATGACCTTTACCGCTATGTCCTAGATCTAACCGACGTAGATGATTACGGCGAGATAACAGATGATGCCCCTAAGAAGTACCAGCACATTGTCTACAAATCCCACTATGACGATTTATGCACAGGTAAGCACGAGAACAACGCCAAGCCTTATCCCAAGGGCTGTCTCCTAGACCCAATTAGACTCCCTTGGCGAGAACTCCAACGGGTAAAGGCTAATCGCGAAGACCGCTTTCTAACGATGTACCAACAAGAAGACCACGATCCAGAGAACCAACTTGTTCCGGAACTGTGGATTCACGGGGGTACTGACTCGACCGGTGTCTCCTTTCCTGGGTGCTGGGATTCAGATAGAGGTATCGGTCAGATTCCAAAGAACTTAGGTGGGGATTGGTTTAGCGTTATCACTGCTGACCCTTCTCCTACTAAGAACTGGGCTGTCCAATGGTGGCTCTACCAACCAGAGACTGAGATTACTTATTTACTTGATCTCTACCGCGGACCAATGGATGCGCCAGACTTCCTAGACTGGAACCAAGCAAATGGTAAGTTCTCTGGACTCTTAGATGAATGGGTAGACCGCGCTAAGGATGTTGGTAGACCAGTAACCTACATAATTGTTGAACAAAACGCTGCCCAGAGATTCCTCTTGCAGTATGACCATGTAAAGCGCTGGCAATCCATTAACGGGATCAACATAGTTCCCCACTCCACCCATAGAAACAAGTCCGACCAGGAGTATGGCGTACAAACCATAGCGCCTCACTACCGTTATGGACGGATTCGCCTACCAGGAGCAGTAATGGATGGCTCTAGAAAGAAAATGGAACCTATGGTTACCGAGTTATCAACTTGGCCAGAAGGAAAGACCGACGACTGCGTAATGGCTCATTGGTTTTTGCACTGGAATGCCCCTAGGCTATTTTATGTGAACTCCAAGCCCGCTACCTTTAAACGTCCTACTTGGATGGGTGGACCTCGGTGGGTAAGTTAGATAATAAGTTTGCTGAGTTCGATGATATGGCTGAAGAAGCAAATGTTAAGATTCCTACTTTTGGTCTTCGTGTGCTTTGGGGTATTGATTCTGATGGTGATTTTACCCTTTGTAGCTCTCATGTTGGTAGTATTGAAGGTATTACTCTTATCGGACTACTAGAGACCCTGAAATCTAGACTACTGGAGGCTTAGTGCCAAGCATTGAAGACATCATTGGGATGCTTGAGGAACGTAAGCAAGCCCAATCTCCTCTGTTACACAACATGGCTCGTTTACGCGACGCTTATAACGGAGACATCATCGTACCGCTTCCAGAAATGGATCGCAACGAGAGCGCGTCAGTGGCAAACCTTATCTCTGTTGGCTTAGACCAATCTGCCATGCGCATTTCATCTACTATGCCCAATCTGTACTACCCACCCGTGAGAGTCGGTGATCGTGCTTCTGAAAAGCGCTCGGCTACCCGCAGGGATGCAACCCTGGGTTGGTGGGAGAGCAATAAAATGCCTCTCAAAATCCGTCGCCGCGCTCGTCATCTAATTGGTTATGCTTCATCCCCTGTAATTCTGCGCCCAGATCGTAAGCGCGGTATTGCTCGCTGGGAATTACGCTCACCTTTATCAACGTACGCTTCCCCAACTGAAGATCCAGATGACATAACACCTTTAGATTGTATTTTCACCTTTGGTCGTTCCTACAAATGGCTACAAGCGAACTACCCTGAGCGCATTTCAGGTTTAAGAACTGGTGGTAAAGAGCCTTCCCCTACTCAAATCTTTGAAGTTGTTGAGTATGTTGATGGTGAAGTCACTGTCATGGCTGTTATCGGCATGAAGCAGGACATTTATGCGTCAAGTTACCAAGGTGCAGCTTATGTAGAATTAGAGCGCGTGGTTAACCGCACCGGACTTTGCCCTACAGTAGTCCCAGGACGCATAACCTTAGATCGCCCTATGGGTCAGTTTGATGGTTTAGTCGGAATGTACCAATTACAGGCTAAGTTAATGGCGCTAGAAGTAATCGCCGTAGAACGTGGCATTTTCCCTGACACCTACTTAATTTCCCGCCCAGGAGAACAGGCTAAATTTGTATCTGGTCCATTTGATGGGCGTACTGGCATGGTTAACGTAGTTGCTGGTGGAGACCTTAAAGAGGCTGGCCAGTCTTCAAATGTCGTTTCAGGACAATTAATTGACCGACTAGAGCGCTCAATGAGAATTAACTCTGGAACTCCTGCAGAATTTGGTGGAGAATCGACCTCGAATATCCGTACAGGAAAGCGTGGAGATGCTATTCTTAGCGCAGTTGTAGATTTCCCTGTACAGGAAGCACAGGAAGTCTTAGCGGCTTCCATGCAAGAGGAGAACAAACGTGCGATCGCAATTGCTAAAACTTATTTCGGCGAGCAACGGCGTTCGTTCTATGTCTCAAGCAAAGCCAAGCACGTTGATTACGTTCCCAATAAAGACTTTGAAACGGATGAAAACTCTGTCACCTACTCGTACGCTGGCGCAGATGCTAATGCGCTTGTTGTGGGTATGGGGCAAAGAATCGGAATCGGAACAATGTCCAAGCGTACCGCCCAAGAAATCGACCCGTTAATTGCCGATCCAGAGCGCGAACATGACCGCGTTGTTCAAGAGCAAATAGAGCAAGCAATACTTTCATCCTTACAGCAACAGGCTCAGGCTGGAACAATCCCACCTGCAGACCTAGCGCGGATTATGAACATCGTTATATCTGATAAGTTACCTCTAGCGGAGGCAATCGAGAAGGTTAATAAAGAAGCTCAGGCGCGTCAGGCTACCGCAGCACCAATTGGTAGCCCTGAAACTCAACCTGGTTTAGGCGCACCTGGCATGGGTATGGAGCAACCTGGCTCATTGCCTCCGTCTCCTGATGGTCCTACGGCTGGTCCTGCTGCTACTGGTGGCGGAATCCCTGCCGGCGGTGGCGCACCTGCTGATCTACAGTCGCTTCTAGCGCAACTGGGGGCATAATGCCAAGAGGTCGTTCTAAGCAAGCGTATGGGAATCGCACTGATCTTAATGGGGCAGTTCCTAAAGCAGCGCCTACTGGCTTACCTTACGGTCAGAGTAAAAAACTAATGGATGCCCAAGCTGCAGTCCCTATAGCTAGTCCTGAGTTACCACCAGCACCACCAGTAACACAGGAAGCACAAGCACCAGTAGCCCCACTAGAACCTATCGGAACAACTTCATTAGGAGCGCCAACTGAGTTTCCGAACGAAAGTATCGGACAAGGACTTCTACCGCAAGCCCAAGTTGATCCAGACATTACTAGACTAAAGACAACTTACCTCCCACTATTCATCCAAGAGGCTTCTAACCCGAATACTCCAGTTATGTTTAGGGAATTTGTTAAATGGCTGAACGATCTGTAAGCCCTAGAGTAGAAAGATTCACTTATCTCCTTGCTAAAGTCGGTTTCGAGAACGCACCGTTTGCTTGGCACGTATCGTCTATGCCAATAGACATTATCGATTTCACTGATTTAATTTCTAAGGAAAAGCCAGAATGACATTCGACAAAAACGAAGATAGCAACGAACTTTCCAAGGTCGAGCAGAAAAAACTTGAAATTGCCGGTGTGGAAAGTTCTTGGGAAAAATTTATTGGTTCTACCGCGGGTAAATTCGCAGGTAAAGCCGCTAAAGCCGCAGCGCGGCTTGTCGAGATACAGATAAAAGCCCTTGAGAAACCTGCTAAAGCAGCAGGTGGCGTACTAGGAAGAGTCGCGCAGAGTCCTGAAGCAGCAGCATGGGGTAGTGGTGTTTTAAAATCTCCACCCGTAGTAGCA